CCGAAGGAGGCAGATGAAACGCTCGAAACCTACGCTCGAAGAGTGGTTAAGGACTCTAAAGAGTCAACAACGAAGGCAGCTGAACACGGCACGAAAATGCACACGGAAATGGAAAACATCCTCTTGGGAAGAGCCGTATCCAATGATGAAACACTTGCCCCATACATCAAAACATTCAGCGAGTGGGCAGAAAAGAATGTCGAGAAAACGTACTGGTGTGAAAAGGGTCTTGTCGGCGCAGGCTATGCGGGAAGGTGTGATGCCTACGTCAAGCTACGCGGTATTGGTGACGCTATCATCGACCTAAAGAATCGTAAGGTTAACCCTAAGTACGATCCCTTCTACGATACGGACTGCGCCCAGCTTTGGGCATACCGAAACGCAAGTGAGAATTCAAAGTGCGCTTGCGTGTCGGTGGTCCTAGCATCAAACGATTCTACCAAGCTAACAACGAAGGTGTGGGACGAGGATGAACTCTACCAAGCTGGTATTGCCTTCTGTGCGATGCAGAAAGTATGGGCTTGGGTTAAGGGATACACGCCTCCTGGGATGAAATTATGATTGACCCACAAGACGTGCTTTGGCTAGAAGGATTGCTGGACGAATTTTATAGGAGGCTTGCAAAATGACTGCACCAACAATTCAAGAGATGGGTCTTGCCGCGCAGGAGATAGTCTGGCGCGTGATGGGTAAGGGATCGGATAAGTCTGGTTATGGCGATTGGCTGGAGAAGGATAGGCCTACTCACGATTACCATATTGCTCGCGCTGTTCGCCACCTAGCCACGGCGCAGATGCAATTGCACAAGTCATCGCCTTGTCCAGACAATAACGGCGAGACAAGTGTTGACCATCTTGAGCGCGCGCTGGTAAGGTCGCTCTTCGTGTTGGCACAAATAAAGAAAGAGGTAACAAGATTATGAGATGGATTAAGAAAGAATTAAATGAGGATGGCAAACAGCAATGGTCTGTTTATATCGATGAGGATGGATTTGGAAGAGAAGAAGATTTGATTGGATACGAGAGCTTCAACACAAGAGAAGAAGCAATCGAGTCCTGCAAGAATATCACCTGGGAAGACTACGATTGTAACGACAAATGAAGCTGGCCTTGTCTTGGATCTGTTATCAGATCGGTGATCTGATTAGCCTCACGCTGATGAGGTTTGGCTACGCCTACAGTATCTACAACAAGATGATGATCTGGTCATCCGCGCTGGATGAACACGGCAAAATATGGAAGAACGTAAAATGAAAATAGGAATTATAAAATTTGGCAAGTCAAGACCAGCCCCAAAGGCAGTTATTGTCGATGTGTCTTACGATAAAGAGACTGAGGCAGCCTTGTTTAAGATTGGATTAGAGTTGTTAAAAAAGGATAAGGAAGCCGTGATTGAATATGTAATTCAAAAATCATTGGCATATCAATTAAAAAAATGAAACAAGCATTAGTAACGCAATCGTTTGGTGAGGACTGGCAGAAGATTATTGATCTGACCAGGCCGAGGATGGAGGCGTACTGCAAACGCCACAGCACTGACTTCATTCTGATCGACAAGCCTCTTACCCACCCAGCGCAATACTCCAAGTCAGCGATTGGAAACATCATGGCCACCAAGGGCTATGACCAAGTGACATTCGTTGACGCAGATGTTTTAATTGCAAACGATTGCCCCAAGCTATCCGATGACGCTGGTGTATTCTGTGCCTTTGACGAGGGAGCTTATCTGGATCGTAAGCCAGATATGGTTAAGCTGGCGGCTGCTTTCGGCGGTGTGATCGAGCCTAAGTTCTATGTCAACACTGGCGTGTTCGTAGTCCATACCAAGGCCGTTGGTGTTCTGTCAATGCCGCCCATTGGCCTGCATCCAAACCACTTTGCCGAGCAGACCTGGCTCAACGTGATGGCGCACCTATGGAACATTCCACTGACCGAGCTTGATCCGTCATTCAATTGTATGACCAGCGTGGAGTCACACTTTGGTTTGGACCGCTACAAGGACGCGATGATTATTCATTACGCTGGGCAGTCGAATGATCTAGCCAAGTTAGCTAACCAGATCCAAGCTGATGAAGCGAAGCTGGTGGAGCTAGGTCGGTGAGATCCACGCACCTATGTCGCGGTGATTACGATGAACGATTGCAGCAGTTGGCTGGGGAGGTTGCGCTCCAAGCCATCCGCGATCTGCGGATGCTCAGAAAGCGCGGGATGGTTAAGGGTATGAAGATCATTAAAGATCACCAAGGCGTGCCACTCAACGATGCCCTTGAGTACAAGAACTCGCACGAAGTGCAGAAGCTACTGCGCGACTTTAAAACTGGCGTTGTCTCTTGGTGGTGCAGAGCCAGCGGGGTGCAGATCGACAATAGAACGCTGTTAAGGAAACTAAAGGAAAACGACTATGTTCTGCCTACTTGATATGGCTGGAGTTGTTTGGGTGGTCTGTTGGTTTGTGCTTTACAGTTGGATCACTTTGTCGGCAATCTTTTGTGCGTTGTTCGTAATCTTCAAACTGATTGACTACATAAGAAAGGAATTGGACCTATGAAAAAGAAAGACAGAAAGATAACTCTGGTAAAAACATTGGAGCAAAAAGCCGTAAGGGTAATGCTTGATGTTGACGATGATCTTTACGAGGCGTTGGCAAGGGCTGGCCGTCAGCACTTGGCTAAAGATAAGATGGCCTGCTTTGAGTACGCGCTGAACAAAGCGTTGCTGGAACTATGCGAGGAACTCAAATGAACGAGTTTAAGCAGAAGGTATTAACCGCTTCAGTAGATCGCTATGTCCTCACTAGGACGCAGTGCGAGATGCTGCGCCAGGATGCGGAAGTGATCGGGATGAAGCGTGCGCCAGTGCTGTCGAAGGATGGAGTAACACGTACGGTATCGCGTACGCGAACCTGCTCATCGTGCTGGATTCCTTTCGCCAAACATTACGAATGGATCTACAATGTGATGCGAGAGATTACGGAAGGCATCAATGCCGAGCAATGGCGTTTCGACATCCAAGGCATCCAACAGTTGCAGATCCTGCGCTACCGCCCGCTACAGAAGTTCTCTTGGCACTACGACACCTACACATCCGAAGCACCAGTACGCAAGCTGACGGCTGTGGTTAACCTGTCCGCGCCAGAGGAGTATATCGGAGGCGGGTTGCAGGTTAAGGCTGATATGGTGAATCCTCAGTTCATCCGCGAGCAAGGAGCAGGTTGCTGGTTTCCATCCTACATTGAGCATCGTGCGCGTGCGCCAATATGGGGAACGCGCTGGGTGTTGGTAGCCTGGTTTACTGGACCTGCTTGGCGATAATGGCAACGCTCAACGAGAACATCCCTAGCTTCAAGGCTATGGTGAGAAAGTCTTTCTTTACCAAGACCGAGTCGGACAAGGAGTTTTACAACGTCTATGTGTTCGCCTTGCAGTCTTGCGCTGGGGCAATCCTAACCTTCCACGTTATGACTGACTCTGGAATGCTGCGGAGTCGAGTACCGCTATCGGAGATATACACTCACGAGCCAGAGGCCGACATACCTTTCAACTACAAACAGCTTTGGGATTGCTTTTCGGAAAACGTAGCGGTCACCGAATACAGCTTCCTTGCCTATCACCGCGCACAGATCCTACTTAGGGATGCGACTAAGGTTTGGGGTACATACTTGTTTACTGTGGATTGGTTTAACAATCCCTACAGCGATGAGCCATCCGACTACAAGTGTGGTCATGTGTTCGCTGGTGATGACGGATACTTGCTTTGCATGCCCAACAACCGCATCTTCTGGCGCGACTCGAATTGGGTTACCAAGAAGTTGCCAGACAACTTGAAGCAGTTTCGAGTTGATACCGAACTGCCCAGCGTAGAGAATCAGAGTGACAAGTGGGTGACGGAGGATACAGATTCGTTTTACTACGATCTTCACAAGTCGGAACAACCATAAACAGAAAGGGAACTAAACAATGCCACTAGGTAAAAACGTATCGAAGAATATGAGTGAACTAGCAGCGGACAACCGCAAGAAGGGCAGCGAGCGTGGAGCAGGCGGTAAGCCTCGCTCACGCGAGCAGATGATTGCCATTGCCCTATCCGCAGCAGGCAAGAGTAAGCCACGCAAGTTTCGGATGCGATCTGGTTCGTAATGCAAGTCGAGGCTAAAGATCGCCTCAAGTGGGCGCGCGAGATCCTTCTCATTGCACGCAATAAGCTTGTGATTGAGAGGGATCGCGCGACTCACGGACACGCGATAGATATGATCCAGATCATCACGATGGTGGATGCAGCGAGCTTGGTATGCAAGGAAGTGGTGGGTGAGGAATGAGCATACGAGAAGACATCCTTGACCAGTTCGGTGATGATGCCGAAACGATGCTGTTTGCTGACGGATTCGATGACGCGATCATTGGAGTCGGCAACAAGTTTGGTGATCAGCTTTGCGCTATTTATGATGCCGA